TCACTGGACCCCCTTTGAAGTCTTCGTAAAGAATTGGTCCGCCACGGTGGCCGCCGCCGAATTGGACGTGCCAGCCATTAGCGCGCCAGCGCGGACCGCAGCCCCTACCCGCGTCCCCGCCGGAACGAACGCCAAGCCCGCAGCCAAGAGGGGCGCACCGAACATTCGGTAAGCCGACTTTACAGCGGTGTGTTCGGCGTTGTCGTTGTTCGGGGAGTTGCGCGGCCCAAACGGGGAACCGTAATACATATTGGCGGTGTGCGAGAGCGCGGACCCAATGGCCGGGCCGACCCCGAGGTTTGAAAGATCGCGCTCGTACCGCAGCCCTGTCATGGCCTGAATGACCGGATCGGTGGCCCCCCAAATCCCGGACCGCGACACGGCCAGCCAAAACAGCCACTTCTTGCGGTCGTCGTCTTCTTCGGGGCCGTGCTTCTGCCATTGGGCGTTGTCAAGGATCATGGCGCGGAACACGCCGACAATCGCCTGCGCCGTGACCACGCCCGCAAAGCCCACGGCCAAACGGTTCGCCAACACCCCGGAGGCTTCAAGGGCTGCGCCCGTTTTGCCGACCCCGGCGTCCACGTTCGCGGCATAGACCCGCTTGCCCCGGTTGATGTTGGCGGTGATTACGTTCCGGGTGAAGGCCCAGATGAACGACAAGAGGCCGAACACCAGCCGCCCTACGGGGTGCATGGCCGCCGCCGACTTGTCTGCCCGACGCGGGTTCTGGATAATCTGATCCACCAGGCGCGCGCCCGTCTGCGCAAACAGTTTGCCTTCTTTGGTCAACATGGTCGCCATGTCCGGGAAGCCGTCTTGGGCGTTCAGCCACGTCACGAAGGCGTCCATTTGGGCGTTGGACACGCCCGCGTCCCGGAGGTCGCCGCGCGCGATTTCCTGCCGCGCCCGTTCCTTCGGGGTGGTCGCGTTGGCGCTGATCGTATTGGCGAGGCCCTGCATCATGAAGAACGACCCGTAAAACGTCGCCCGGCGCTGACCGTTGGTGAGTTGCGTCAGGAGGTTTGCCCGGAAGAACCGCTGCATGAGAACGGCCCCGACGCCGCGCCCGTCGCCGCCGTCCGTCACCCGGTTCATCATGATAATGTCGTGCAAGGGCGACGACACGATCCCCACCATGTCCGCGATTGCCGACAGTTCTTTGGTGGACTTGGCGCTGCGGATCGCTTCGCGCATGTAGGCCCCAAGCATTTTCGACGTGGCCGCGAAGTCGCCGGTCTTGAGGTAGAACGTCATAGGTTCTGCGAGGGAAGTCCACGCGGCGCGCGGCAGCAAAGACCCCGCCCCGTAAACGACAACCGCGCCCGTGATCGCGGACGTGGCGCGCGACACCTTGGCGAAGGGGGAAGTCCCCATGATGTTGGCGATTTGGTTGTTCATGTTCAAGAGGTCGTCCGGGTTCGCCCCCGCCAAACGGGCTTCTTCCAAGGCAATCGCCCGGATATTGTCTTTCGCCGGGTCCGCAAGGTCGCGCATGATCGCCAAACGCCCGGCGGGCGTCTTTGGGTCATACTTCCGGGGGTTCGCCCGGATCGCGTCCTTGATCGCTTCGCGGCCCAAGATTTTGTCGAGGCTGTCCGTGTCTTTTTTCTCCACGCCGAAGTGGTCTTGGAAGGCGGTCCGCGACGTAGTGTCCCGGACGTAGCCCATAACCAAGTCCAGCGGGTCGTCCAGATACATATCCCCCATGATTTCTTCGGCTTCGGGCGGCAACGACCGCTTGGCTTTGAAGTCCGCGTCCGGGGCCAAGCTGTCAAAAGACACGCCGCCGCCGGTCTGCGTCCGGCGCAACCAGTTTTCCGCCGAGGTCGTGCCGTAGTCTGGGCGCACCACTTCCGAAAGTTCTTTCCGCGCGTCGGTCATGTCGGCTTTTGCTTGGGCTTTGTCCGCCCGAGTGGCGTTCGGGTCCGCCAAAACTTCGTTGTAGGCTTTGATCGCAGCGCGATAGGCTTTGACTTGCGCGGAATACGCCCCGTTGTTGGCGTTGGTCCCCGGCGCGACGCGCGCGGAGATAGCCCCTGCCAGGTTGATAAGGTCTTGCGCGGACATGCCGTCCGTTTCGTTGTCGAAATGGATTTCGTACAGCTTGGCCGCCCGTTCGCGGAACGTCTGCGGGTTGAGGTTCACGGCTGTCCGGTCCAAGATGCGCGGCAGATAGCCTTTGTTTTCGACATAACCGATTTCCAGCCCGGCTTCGACCGCGCTAAGATACTGCGTGTCCATGATGCGGCGCAGCCCGGACGCGACCTTGCGCTCCCCCGGTGTGGCGTTCGGGACGGAGGCTTCGTCGTACAACAGCTTGAGGATATTTTCCGAGGACTTCTTGAGCAAACCCCCACGGGTCAGAGGGTTCAGGTCCAGCCCCGTGGCTTTCAACATGGCGGTTATTTCAGCCCCCACGGACAGGGTGCGGCGTTCGGAGATTTCCTCCACGACGGACGCACTTTCCCGGCCAGTGCCGGGGTCCGTGGCGATGCCGTCCAAGAGGTACTGCAAAAAGCCCCGTGCGTCCTTCGGGGCGCGGGCGATGATAAGTTTGGACGTGCCGCGTGTGGAGTTCACGATGCCGCGCGTGTAATCCCAAACCCGCGAGAGCGCCGCCATGGGGTCGGCGTTCGCCAGTCCGGTTTCCGCCCCGAAGGCGGCCACCGAGGATTTGAGGGTCGCAATCGGGGACAGGACAAGTTTGGACAGGTTGTTCTTGTGCGCCGTCAGTTCGCGTTTCATCCCGGCCATGAAGCCGTCGTCCGCAGCCAAAGCCTGTTGCAACCCCAACTTGTGCCAATGGGCCGGGGCCATAACGTCCGTATCCGGGCCGGGGGCGGTCGCCGGGTCGATCCCCAAAATCCCACTGACGCGGAGGTGGTGGAACACGTCGTCAAAGGCCATGAAGATCGCCAAGCGTTCGTCGGCCTTCGGGAAAGTCATGGCAAGGCGCGCGTCCGCGTCCGACAGATAGGCTTCGTCACCCTTGGTCACGAAGGCGTTGGACCCGGCCCCGGACTGTTCCATCTTGTGTCCGACATAAGCCTCAAAGGCGCGGGCGAACATTTCGTGAACAGATGCGTAGTACCCGGCTTGCGCGGGGGAGTAGTTCGCGCTGTCTGTGCGGTAGGCCGAGGGGGCGATCCGCAGTTGGGTGTTGCCTGCGGCCAGCTTCTTGAGTTGTTCGGTCGCGTTCAGCGCGCCCTTTGTCGGGCTGCCGTTCTTGTCCACCTTTGCCGCGTCCACTTCCAAAGCCATCATGCGGACGGCCAAAGCCGTATCATCAAAGAACATGCGCTGGATCAGGCTGACGTAGGCGGCTTGAATGTTTTCGTTGGGGTCGATGCCCTCACGCCGCGCAACTTTGGACAGGAGGTGCGCTTCCGCTTGCGGCGTCAGGGTGTTCCGCAAGAAGTGGTCAAGCGCATGGCCCCATTCGTGGGCGAAGGAGTTGGACCGCCCCGGCATGTGGATCGTGGTGGTGTTCGGGTCATACATTCCGAGGTAGCGGCCCTTATATCCTTCCAAGGACATGGACAGGGTGCCGTTCAAGGAAAGCCCCTGCAAGGGCAGGCCAAGGGTTGCCAGCATGTGCCGCACGTTCCGGTAGGCGTCCAGCATTTGATTTTTGGCGTCGATAGCCTTGCCGGGGTTCAGGGGGTTGCGTGTGGTTTTGAGGCCGAAGGTCTTTTCCATCAGCCGGGTCAGAATGTTGACCTGTTCCCTGGGGTTTTTCAGGTTGGCCGCGTCCGGGTCGTGGCCTGCGTCGCGCCATGCCTGCTCGAAGGGCGAAGCCCCGGACGTGAAAGACGCTTCCCGAATGGTGGGCGTGAAACCCCCCTTCGGCGCGCGGGTGCCTTCGTCTTTTAGCTGGTCTGCCCGAGAAGTTTCTTCCCGGCTTTGACCATCGACGGTTCGTTGTTTTTCTCTCCGGCCTCCACCATTGCTTCGCCCATCAGACGCGCTTTCAAAGAGGGCGGGTTGGCTGTCGTTGTCGTCTTTTCGGTTGGCTTCACGGGTGTCATTTATGAGTTCCTTTGCCGATTTGAGGGGTACGGGGGCCACGCCCGGCAGGGTCGCTTGGTCCGTCCGTTGCTGTTTGGCACGTTCGGCGTAGCCGTTCAAGAAGTCTGTCATGGCTTTCTTGGAAACCATGCGCGTCCCGGTTTCGTTATAGAAGGCGTCCAAAATCGCTTCGGTGGTTTCCGAGTTAGGGTCCGCGAAGGCGTCCGTTTGGGCGCGATAGTCGTTGAGGTTCTGCCCGCGCTGGCGCATGTCCGCCAAAATCCGCGTTGCGGCCAAGAGGTCCGCCGACAAGTCCACGTCCGAGGAAACCCTTTTGCCTTCGATTTCCAGCCGCAGCCCTGCCATGGCCGGGGCGGCTTCTGCGAGGGCGTTGGTCACGGACCGAATATCGTCGTCGGGGTTTTCCGTCAGGCGGGTCAGGAGGTTGCTTTCCCCATAGGCGCGGGTGAACATCGCGGCCCCGACGCGGCGCTGGCCTTCAATGCTGAACCCGCCGTCTTTTGTCAGGAGGGCGTTTTGCGCGGACTTCGGCAGTTTGCCGATGATCGCCCGGACCATATCCCGGTTCGGGGCGCTGGCAAGATCGCCGCCACGGTACAAGCCCATGACGCTTTCGTCTATCTGGCGGGCGTCGTTCTTGGCGTTTTCGGTGGGCGACATTTCCATGGTGGCCGACACGTTGGACGCGGACGTGAAGTCCTGCCCGTTCACGGCGGTCACGCGGCGGCGCACGATCACCGGGTTCTTCATGCCGACGGCTTCGGGGTATTTCCCTTCCACATAGGTCCGGTATTCGTTCGCGGTGCCGCGCTGGTACGCCCGGCGCAGACCCATGACGCGACCGTTCCCGCTTTCCACGACGTTGCTGTCGGAGCCGATAATGGGCGACCCCCGGTCCGTTTCGTTGGATTGGTCCAGCCGGGAGGGGGTGGGTTTGTTTGCGATGCCTTCGATCTGGATTTCCGAAGACGCACGGTTGCGGTCGCGGGGCTGCAATTCTTGGGGGTAGGCCGGGTTGTCGGAGGACACGAGGTCGTCCGCTTCCATAACCAGCGTGTCCACTTCGACTTCTTCGTTCTCGGGCGTGTAAATCTTGGAGCGCCGGGCAGGGTCCGCCGGGGTTGCGACTTGTGCAGTCGGGGTTGCGACTTGTGCAGTCGGGGTTGCGACTTCCACGTCCGCTTCGTCCGCGTCCAGCGGTTCAGGCAGCATTTCCGCCGGGACCGGCGTGGGCGCGGGCGTGGACGTGGACGTGGACGCGACAGGTTCCGGCACGGACGCCGGGGCCTGTGTGGGCGGGAGCATTTCCGCCGGGACTTCCTGCCCGGACGTGGGCGCGATTTCTTCGTCGTCTTGAGCCGTGACTGGCACGGGGGGTGCGACCGGAGCCGGAGGCCGCACGGGTGCCGCCTGCGCAACAGGGGCCGGGGCCAGTGCCGGGGGGAGCATGTCGGCGGGGACTTCGGAGCCGGGTTCCATGATGCCGCCGCCGCCCCGGAAGGCGCGTTCGGTCGCGGGCGCGTCGCGCGAGGCTTGGTCCAGTTCCCGCGCAAACGTCTTGCCGGGGTTCTTCGGGAGGGTGCGGAGGGCTTCCGCGCCCATCTGGCCCGCCGCTTGGGGGCCTCCCATCGCCAAACCACCAAGCATTTCGTTCAGGACTTCGGGCATGGAGACTTTGCCGTCGTTGGCGAGGCCCGCCAAGGCTTCCCCCGTTCCGTCCCCGGCGGTGTTCAAGGCGGTGGCCCCGCCGATAGCCGCGACTTTCGTGCCAAGAGATTTGCCGAGGCTTCCGGCAACGATCTTACCCCCAATGCCTGCGGTTAGGGCGTTGATGGTGCCGACGATCCCCCCGTGGCGCGCACCGTCGGCGTAGGCGTCCGCCAACACGTCCGGGTTTTGCGCAAAAAACTGTTTGATGCTGTCGGGGCTGTTGGCGTCCACGCCCGCTTCGATAAGTGCGTTGGCGAGGTCGCCAGAGGCTTCGGCCATTGCGTCCGTCGCGCCACTGACAACACCAGAGGCCGCGCCCGCTGCGAGCGGTCCGCCAAGAAACTGGCCGCCGACGGCTGCGGCAACACCGGGGAGCATGGTCGGGATGCTGCGCGCGACTGCGTTGCGGGAAACCCCCCACGGGTCTTCGGCTAGTTGGCTTGCGAAGTTTTTGGTATCGGCCCACCCGCCGTCGCCAGTTTCCCGTCCGGCGGCTTCGGCGGCGGGGTTCATTGGGATGCGGTTTGCGGCTTGCGCGTTGGCGATCATCGCCGGGATATGCTCCATGGCGATGCGGGTTTGCATGTCCGAGGCGACTTGGCGGTTCGCCGTCGCGCTGTCCTGAAACTCTTGGGTCTGCCCAATGGCGAGATACCCGTCGCGCTCTTGTTGTAGCCCGGCCATGTCCTGCGCAAGCAGGGCTTGCTCTGCGGGGTCCAGCGAAGTTTCCCAACGGTTTTGCAGTTCGGCCAAGTTTTCGTCAATCCGGGCCGCCATGTCCATGGGGCCGGTGGCCTGCGCGGAGTTGAGGTTCCCGCGCGCATAGGTCGCGCCCAACTTACCCATTTCCAGCGCGTTGGCGAGTTGGAAACCCCCGGCGCGCAAATCCCCGCCGAGGCTGGACATGTCCGGGAGCATATTGGCGGGGACTTCCCGTGGCGCGACCATGTTCGTGGGGACTTCGCCGCCGGACACGGGGGCGGGCGGCGCGGGTTGTGCAGGGGCGAGGCCAAGGTTTTTGCGCAACATCAGTTGGTCGTAAAAGTTCATATATCACCCAAAAATGTTGGCCTTCGACGTAGCCGATTGGAGTTGTTCTAGGAGCGCCGCCATCTTGGAAGGGTCTTGTCCCCTCATGTTGCCGGGGAGGTCCGGGCGTGGCGCGGCCTGCATAGGAGTGGCGGTTTGTGCGTTTCCGCCACTCTGCCCGCCAAAGAGGGCTTCCGCGAAGGACGCGGGTGGTGGAGGCGGCCCCCGGTCCGACGGAGCGCCTGCCGCGTCCAAGGGCTGCCCGGTGGCGTCCGCGACGGCAGTTGGTTGGCCGTTGAGCATTTCGATGTGCCAGGGTTCATGCGACATGCGAAAGTTGAGGCCGAAGTTTGCCGCGTTTTTGTGCGCCCATTGTTCGCCGTCGCCGGAGTACCCGAGGTCCGCCGCAAGCCCGTGGTTGTGGTTGGACTTGCCGGGAGGGGCGACCCATTTGCGGGCGGCGGCTTCGGACCCGTACTTCTGGACCGCTGCCGCAAACAATTCTGCTTGGCGTTCTTCCGACCGATAGCCGGAATTGATCGTGATCCGCCCTTCGGACGCCGCGATCATCTGGTTCAGCCGCCCGGCAAAATCCTCTTGCAGATTGTTGACGTGGCTTGGGTCTTTCCCCCCGGCGAGGTATTGGAGCAAAACACTCATGGATAGAACCACTTGCCTGTCGTCGGGTCTTGGTAGATTTCCACACCGTTCACGTCTTTGCCCATCACCGCGCCTGCGGGGATTTTGGAGTTGGCGTTGGCGACTGTGGGCGCGACTTGCGGAATGGGGGCGGGTGCCTGCGCCGGAGCCGGTGCTGGCGGTGCGCCTGCGATAGCCCCCGCGACCGCGTTGGCCCCGCTGGACGCGGCGGGTGCCTGTGCGGGTGCCGGTGCGCCTGCGCCCCCCATTCCGGGAAGGGGCTGCGTGATGGTGGTGGTGTCCCCGGTGGGCAACCAGCTTAGGTCTTCCGTTTCTGTGGAAAGGCTTTTCATCACTTTGTCGATTGCCAAGCTGGAATTGCGCGTGGTGGAGTATTCCAGCGCCGCTTCGTCGGCCAAGCTGGAAAGCAATTCCGGGGGCAAAACCGCGCCGGGGTATTGGGCTTCGATGCGCTTTTGAATGTCTTTGGCAAAACCGTTGACGGTGGCTGTGGACACGGACAAGGGTTGGCGTCCGCCGCCGGGTTGGTCGTATCGGGTGCCGGGCTGGATGGGTTGGGTGAAGTTCAGCATTTCCCGCGCCAATGCCGCGTCGTTGTTTGCGGTGTTGTTGGCTTTGTTCCCGGCGATGGTCATGGCAAGCCGGTCGGCTTCGGCTTTCGCCGTTACGTCGCCCCCAATGGCTTCGTGCATTTGTTGGACATAAGTTCCCTGCGGCGTGGCCCCGGAGTTCGCAACGGTCCCGGTCCCCAGAAGGGCGGACGAAAAGCCTTGGGCGTCGCCCCGGTCGGCGTTGCCGTAGGCGTCCCCTGCGAGAACGCCCCCGATATTCTCACGGGTCGAGCCTCCCGCGTATAGGTTGGCGATTGCCGCGATCTTCTGCCGCGCGGGGCCATACACCGTGGGGTCCGGGGAGTTAAACTCCGGCGATGCCATGATTTCCGCAATCGCCAGTTGGGCCTCTTGCTCTGCCGCGATCACACTCGTTTCGGTGTCTGTCTGGCGCGTGTCCGCGTTCCGGCTGCCCGCCAAAGCGGTTTCCGCCCCGGTTTGGGCGTTGGTCAGATTGGTTTGAGGACCGGCGGTGTACGCGGTGTCCGCGTCGATGCCGAGGCGGCGGGCCAGTTCGCTTGCCGTCTGGGCGTCCATGTTTTCGGTTTTAGGACCGGCGGTGAACGCCGCGTCCGCGTTAAGTCCGAGGGCGCGGGCCACTTCACTCGCCGTCTGGGCGTTCATGTTTTCGGTTTTGGGGCCGGTCGTGAACGCGGTGTCCGCTGCGGTGTTCGCTGCGGCGGCGTCCAGCCCCAAGCCTTTGCGGCGGGCCAAGTCGGCTTCGATCAGTGCGGACGTGTTGCCTTTGCCCCCGCCGAGGATGGCTTGGAAAAACTGCGCGATGCCGTCGGAGTTGATGTTTTTCGTGGTCACTTTAATAAATCCCCTGCCCTGCGACGCCGCTGGATACGATGCTTTTGCCAGGGAACAGTTTTCCCCCGACGCCTTTGAAAGCGTTTGGTCCTGCGAAACTCATTGCCCCGCCAACACCCGAGAGAACGTCTGCAAAAGTGCTGCTGCCGCGCGACACGTCCGCCGCCGGAATGTTTTGCTCTTGCTGGCTTGCCGCCAAGGAGCCGCGACGCAGCCCGCCGATGGTGGACATGGAGTTGCTGGCGTCCGACATGGACGCGGCGCGGCTTTCGCCCGCGCGTCCGTAGCCTTGAAGGTTCGCCAAAGCCTTGACCCGTTCGCGCGCGTCCCCTGCGGCCTTGTTGATTTGGGAGTTGATGCTGCTTTTGACCGCCACGGACGCGCCGTCCTGTCCGGCCAAACGGCTTTCGGTTCCGATTTCCGGGGACATGCTGTCCAGCTTCTCCACGAAGCTGGTGGCCGCCCCGTCTTTTTTGGCGTCATAGTTGTCGCGGGACAGGTCGCCTTCCGCAGCGTCATAGGACGCAAACATTTTCTGTTCCATGTCCCCTTGCCGGGCGCGTTCGTCTTCCCGCGCCTTGCGGGACACTTCAAAAGCCTGTTTGTTCGCAGCGTTTACCGCTTCGGCATACTGCTTTTCCTGTTGGCCTTTCATGGCCCCGCCGATGGTGGTGGCGGCCATTCCGATAAGAGAGATTGGATCGCACATGGGGGCCTCTTAATAAATTACTTTGGACGAGCCTGCTTTGCTGGCAGACTTTCCGGGGTTGAAGTATGCGTCGGAAGCCGCGCGGTCGTTCTTCCCGGCGTAGTAGTTCCCGATCCCGTTGGCCGCGCCGCCAAAAATATCCCCCAGAGGGTTGTAGGTGGGCTGCGCCTTGAACAGTTGCGCCGACCGGGACAAGGCTTGATTGCCTGCCATTTCGCTGTCGCCCGTGGCGTTCAACAAGGAGATAAGGCTGGATTTCTCTTGGTTCACGTTGCCGCGCAAAGTGGCCGTGGCGTCCTGCGCTTGCGACAAGTTGGCGGCGGTCTGCATGTTGTAATCCGACAAAAGGCGGCCTTGACGGTCGCCTGCCATGGAGGAATTGAGCGTCCCCGCGCGCGCCAAACCGAACGTCAGTTGGTCTTTGGCGTCACTGAATTTGTTTTCAATGTCCGGCTTGTAGAAGTCCAGATAGTTCTTTTCAAAACCCCCAAAAAAGCTGTCGTCAAACTGCTTGAATTGCGTGTCGATTTTGGTGTTGCCGTCCTTGATCCGGGCTTTGCGGGCTTCTTCTTCCGCGCGGGCGCGCACTGCGTCCGCCTGCATTTGCTTTTGGTAGGACGTGTCAATCTTGGGTTTGCCGCCGCACATGTGGGCCTCACTTGGTTTCGCTGCGGGAGTGGGGTTGGCGCGACGGCCCCACGGTCAGCGTTCAGAGGTCCATTGCCTCTTTTGCAGTTTTGCGCGTCCAGACATAGTTGACAAAGGTTTGCCCGTTTTTGCCGTAATTGTCCAGTCGTTTTTCGGGAACACCCCCGAGCAACCCCAACCACCTGCGCGCGTCCGTGTGCGAGGCCAAAGACATGGCGTCCGCGCGGATTGCCCCGGCATTGTAGAGCGCCGGGAGCATGAACCGCTTGACGTGTTTGGTGACGGTCAGGACCGCTTTGTCCCAATCGTCGGTCCCGTAAGCCCACAGCGTCCAGACATTCGGCCAACGGGGGAAAGCGCCGAGGGCGGCCACAGGTTCGCCGTCCAGATACGCGCCCCAACGGAACGCGCCAGTCATGGTTGCGTCCCGCGCCACGTCGGCGGGGTTTTCGCCGTAGCGGGTGGCGAAGATTTCTTCCCGGTCACGTTCGCGTAAGTTCTGCGCAATGTGCAGCATGTCCGCGTAGGACGGTTCCGCCCGAAGGTCGATGCGTGGCATTATCCGTCAGCCCCCAAGTTGTGATGTAGCGCGATGGACGCGATGGTGGCGGACGTGGCCCCCACAGACACCATGCGGACGGCAATGTGGTTGCCCTCCATGTCCACCGGGATTGTGTCAAGGCCCCAAGTTGCTTGGTCCACGACCGCGATTTTGGTCCAGATAGGTTCCGCGTCTAGGTCGCGCGGCGGCGACGGACAGACATAGACTTCCCATGTCCCGGTGCAAGACACGTCCAGCCCCGACCAAACCTTCACTGTGCCAGGGCGTCCGGCGTCCATGAAGGGGGTCACAAACTCCACAGGCGTTGCGTCGTACACTTCGGCGGCAATCCCGATGGGGGTGTTTGGGTCGAACGGGTTTTGCAGCGGGTCGGCAATGGACCCGTAAACAAACAGTTCGTCCCCGGACCGGACCGCGACGCGGCTGCCCGCGCGCGTGACGTAATCCAAGGGGAGGCCGAAGTCGAAGACCGACCACGCCGAGATTTTGGAGTTTGGAAAGACCGTCAAAACAAAGACTTCGGTTCCCCAGACCAGCCAGAACCGGCCCGTCAGCGGGTCCACCAGCGCCGTCAGCTTGTCCGCTTCCGCAGCCGTCAGGATCGCGCGCTTTGCCACGATCAGGTTGTCCACAGGTGCGCCCACGTCGTTGACTGCGGCGGCGGATTGGATGTCCCGCGCCCGCAAAGACCGGACGCCCGTGTCCGCCAGAAACAAAACGTCCCCGGACCCGAAGCGCGCCACGGCGTTGCGCGATACCAATCCGGTGTTGCCCAAGACTTGCCCGATCTGGGACAGTGCCGGGTCCGGGTCCATGTTCCAGATTTGGACGGACGTGCGCCCGAAGACGGCCAGCGCGCCGAAGTATTCTTCCAGCCCGACCAGTTCGGTTTCGCCCGTGTCTTCGGTCGTCACGTCGATGATGCCGTTGCCCGCACCCACGGTCCAGTCCGCCGCGTCCCGGATGGCCGAAAACCGAAGGTTGACCCCTTCGGCGGCAAAGAGTTTGGACTTGTGCGCCCGCACGGTTTCCCCGGCCACGCCGGACACGGCCACCCCATCGTAGAAGTGTTCAACACTGTCGTCCGTGAATTGGACAACGGCGTAGATTTTACCCGCGAAGACTTCGGCTTTCAAAATGCGGTAGATCGCCGTTCCCGCGACGGGGACCAGTTTTTGATAGGTGACGTGCAGCGGAAGAAGGTGCGTTACTGCGGCGGCGTCAGATAGCCCGAAAACCACCAACTGTTTGTTCAGGAATGACAGGCCGTGTGTCAGCCCGGCGGGCAACGCCCCGATGGTCGTCAGGGTTTTGCGCTTTTCGACTTCACCCCCGGCGGTGATTACGGCGTTCTTCAACGCCCGCAGCGTTCCCGCCGGGGCGGTGTTGCGGGATTTGCGCAAGTCGATCCCGGCGGCGAAGTCGGTGATTTGGAGATACGGCACGGGGGCCTCCTTTAGCGGACGCGGAAGCGGTGCGAGTTTGGCGCGGAGTACCGGCCCCCGTTGGGGATAATCAAGGTCCGGTCAGGGTTGGCTGTGCGTTGCTTGAGGCTGTCGAACCGCGCTTGAGCCTTTTGCAATTTCAGCGCCGCGTCTTCGGCCTTCTGGCGGGCCAACAACTCGGCGGCGGCGTGTAGGATGATAATCGGGCCGTCCACGGTCGAGAAGTGCAACGCCGGGTCCGCCAAAGGCATGATCTTGCGTTTGCCCTCAAACCGCAACCGGACCGTGCGTTCGGACAGGGGCCAAACCTCCATCATGTTCCCGTGGATTTGTTCGGCGTCCGGGGACAGGTAGTTTTGCCACCGCGCAATGTTTTCGCGGGTCTGGTTGGCGTCACTGTCCACGTCGTTGAGTTCCCGCGCGCCAATGCCGTAGCCGAGGGGTTGCCAATCCCCCGAGGCGTCTTCTTGGTAGATTGTGCGGATGCCTTCAAAGTCGAAGGCGGTCGGATATTCCGCATACCGCTGCGCGGGGTCCAAGGTTTTGGTCGCCGTGAAGTTCAACGTGGGCCAGTCGTAGGCGTGGTATACGTCTTCTTGGATGCGCCGAAGCAAGGCGATGTGCTTGGGTTGAAGGTGGCTGCCGTGCGACACGTCCGCGCTAAGACCCGCCTCTTGGCGAAGTTCGGTCAGCATTTCGGACAGGGACATTAGACGCACGGCAGTCTCCTTTTATTGGGGCATGTCGTCCAGCGACGGCATGTCTTCGTTCACCGGGGCCGCAGCGGCGGGCGTGGGCGTGGGCGTGGCCTTCGCGGTGCGGGCCTTGCGGACCTTGGCCGTGGCTTCGGCTTGCGCAGCCGCGCCCGCTTCCACTTCTTCTTGGGTCGGCAGTTGGTCGTCCGTAAGCTGCATCATGGCTGTGCCGCCAACGGTCGGGAAAACCTTCGACACAACGTCGCCGTAAATTTCGGTGAGGCGGCGGTGTTCTTCGGCAATGCTGCGGTCCGTGAAGCCTTGGACCACAACGTCGTGGACGTTTTCCGCGCCGCCATGGATCGCCGCGAGGACAAGGCTTTCAGGGAAGGTGATCGCTTCGGCCCCTCCCCGGAAAACGACGTTTTCGTTGGAGCCGGACAAATTGATGTAGGCGGAAACCAGTTGTATTTTTGCCACAGGGTTGATCCTTTTGTGGGGGAGAAAGGTTTGCGCCCCGGCAGGACCGGGGCGCAAAGGGTTAGCTAATGTCGATAACCAAGCCGCCGTTCAGCTTCTTCGCCACCACCTGTCCGGTGTTGGTGATCGAGCGATACATCACGAATTGGTTTGCCGGGCGCGCGGGCGAATGGGTCTTCTTCCACTCACCTTCCATTTTCATCAAGAAAATGTCGCGGCAGTCAAACCAGTAGCCGCGCTTCGACAACCCCAGGTCGTCCAACGTCGGGTCATACTGCACAGTCGTCCCGTCAAACAACATTGGGCCGATAGCGCCGTCTTGCGAACCTTTGAAGCCCTTGTCGGAATAGTGCCCGTTGGCCCGCATTTCGATTTCCAGCGCGCCAATGAAGTCCGACCCCGCCATGAACGTATCCGGGCGGCTTCCGTAGCGCCGGAGTTGGCGCTGTTCGGCCTGCAAGACCTGCCACAACGTCCCGCCGTTTGCCGGGTTGGACGTGATCGCGCCGCCGCCGTGGGCGGCCAAGGCCGGGGTCGTGCCGACTTGGGTTCCAAAGGCCGCCGTCCGTGCGCGGTTGCGCAGATAGGCGTTGTCCGCCGTGGCGCGGTTTTTCCCGCCGATGGTGCCGATGGACGGGTCCGGGACAAGGAAGTGCCGCAAACCATGGAAGCCTTTGGCGTCCGCCGTGCCGTCGCCCCAATAAAGGGAGTTGGACGAACGACCGTATTGCTCACCCATGTCCGACAGTTTGTCTTCAAACATGTTGATAAGCGCGGTCTTGTCGCGCCCGGCATGGTTGGACGTGGACGCCGAGTTCAAGCTGTCGGATACCGAGATACCGTCGTGCTTGAGTTCGGTCAGGGTCAGCGAAATACCCAAGTGCATTTCACGCCATTTGAAGGCGAGAACCGCAAGGTTTGCCGGGTTGTAGAAGTTCACGGTGTCGTCGTAATCGAAGCCTTTAAGGCCGTCGTTCATGCCTGCCGCGCCGAAGGCTGGTTTCACCCGGACTTCGATGTTGCCTTTGCCGCCGGGGAAGGACTTGGCTTTACCCTCCATCAGCGCCACAAGCGGGCGTTCTTGGACCGTCTGCTTGAAGGCAGGGTCTTTGTTGAGGTAAAAATCAAGCGCGGCGTCCGCGATGAATTGGATTTGGTTGGCCGAAAGTGGCATGGGAAACCCCTGTCCTTAGCCCCGTGTTGCGTTGTCGAAGGCCCGTCCGATTGCATCCTGCAAACTGGTGGGGGCGGGCTTCACGCCGGAGCGATTTACGGACGCTTGACCGTTCGGAGTGGGCCTAGTCGCGGCTTTCTGCGGCTGCATCCGACGCAACATGGCTGTGGCTTCGTCGTATGCGGCTTTCGCATACTCCACGGCTTGTTGAGGCGTCTTCGGCTGTCCGCGTTCGGCAACGATGGCTTGCGCCGTCCGTCGCATAGCGTCCACTTTGAGGTCCATGTCCGGGTCTGATTGGGCGGCCTGCGTGTGCCAGTTCACGACGGCTTGGTGCATGGACGCTTGGGCTTGCGCCGTCACGTTCGTTTGCACTTGGGCCGTTGCTTGTGCTGCCTGTTGGGTTGCCAGGTTGCGTTCGTGACGCAAGCGGGCGGTGTCCCGTGCCACTTCTTCGGTCATTTCCCCGCTGTCCACGCGCCCGAGAAGGTCTTGTGGGACGATCTGCCCATTGGCCTCTTGGGCCATGCGCAGAATAGGGATGATCCGGTCGGCCACACGCTGCAATCGCGCGGGGTCGCCGGAAGCCAAGTCCCCGCCAAACTCTAGGAGTTCGATCAGGTTTGGTTCCGAGATTTGGTTCTTCGCCATATACCCCTGCAAAGCGCGGAAGTTTGTGGCGTCAGGTTGCAAAGCAGTAACTTCGTCACGAAGACCTTTGCGCTGTGTCAGAAGTTGCCCGACGCGATTTCGCGCGCTTGGCGTCATGGCCGCCAGTTCCTCTTTGGAGGGGTCGGCTTCCGTGTCTTCGGTTTTGGGCGCATCAGAACCGGGCTGTTCCCCGGTGGCTTTGGCGTCTGCCGTGTCGTCGGACGTTCCCGAAAGGTCTTCGCTGACAGTTTCGTCGCCTTCGGCTTTCGCTTCGGGCTTCGTCGTCGCGTCAAAAGCCTGCGCGATTGCGTCGGCCATTGATTTCGGTTGGTCGTCGGTCTGGGCGTCTTCCGGTCCGCTGGACGGGGCGGTGGAGGGTTCGTCCGTTCCGCTGGACGAGGCGGTGGTCGTTTCGTCCGAGGCTGTAGCTGGCGAGGCTACGACTTCAATTTCGCCGTTTGGATCGTTGGGCATTTTGTTCCTTGCTTGTGGAAGCCAAACTCACCCGGAAGTTACGGACCTGTGTTGGCTTTGGCAAGCGTAGGTTCCACAAAACAGACAAAAAACCGCCCCCGGACGTGGACGGGGACGGTTTCTTTGTCTGTGTTGTCAATAAGTTAGGCTTAAAGACCGGGAAGTGGGACCATCGGTGGGCGTCCGGGCGGACGCGCGGCGGCGTTCACTTGGGGCGGCTGCGTGGACGGCGCGTTGTTTTGCCCCTGTCCGCCTTGGGCTGCCGGATCGTCTTGCGGGGACACGCCGCCGGGGCCTGCCCCCTGCCCTGCGCCACCCTTCATGCTGTTCATCATCATGATGGACGGCACACCGGGGGCGAAAGCGTCCGTCAGGTCCAGCTTGTCGTCCATGCGCCGCAGCATTTCCTTGCCCATAAACTCCGGGGAAACGCCGGGGATTTGCATCAGCATCGGGAACATGGCCTGCGCCACTTGGACTTCTTGGGCTTTGTTGGGGCGGCCCGTGCTGGCGGCTTCCACGTCCAGATAGATTTCGCGGGAGACTTCTTCCCGCCGGGCTTCCGGCCATACCGCGCCGGGGCCGACAACTTCCATGACGCGCTCTTGAGAACATTCCATGAACAAGACTTGCCCCGCAGCGCGGGCCAGTTCGGTCAGAAACTCGTCCAGGTCGTCCACCACGGCGGACACGGACGACACGCGCGACCCTTCCGCGATGGAGGCTTCGGTGGCCGTGGCCCCAGACGTGCCGCCCAAGTTTGCTTCTTGCTGCCCAAGCGCCCGCAAATAGTCTTCGTAAGCCGGAGTTGTGTCGTAAAGCCGGGGGTCGATGGGTGGGCCGGAGTGCGCTTGCAGAACGTCCGCGATTTTCTCTTGGGGCAAAAGCCCGTCGAGTTCGTAGACCGCATGAGGGGTGGGCGAGGCAATGGCGTCTTTGTCCGTCGGGGACAACACCCCTTTGCGCACATAGGTTTTGGGCATGGCCGCGCGGCGGTGTTCCCGCAAACCCTGCCGGGATCGGTTGATTTCCATTTGCTGATCGCGCATCAACACCACGTCCGAGGGCGGGAACACGTTGTCTTCGGAGTAGATTTCGTTGACCACGAACGGGAACCACGGGAAAAACCGTTCCAGCTTCACGTCCGGGGGCGACGGCTCCACCAGAAAGTCGGGGTAGCCATCACACACCACATAGACCATCCCGTCCGTGCGGTTGTAGATTTCCCAAACGCAATGGTAGGTTTCGGCTTTGACGCCGTTGTGCCGGTCGCGCGGCGCGAACGCCCCGGTGTTGCCCCGGTCGTATGGTCGCGGCGCGGTGTCGCCGTTGGCCCCGGTGCCGCCGCCGCCCACGTCCACCGAATAGATTTCCTTGATCTTGTCGGAGGTCATGAAGTATTCTTCTGCGGCCCATTCGCAGCCCACAAAGCCCCGAAGCTGTTGGCAGTTTGTATCGGGGATCAGCGCCGTGGAGTGCGGGAAGTTCATGGTCAGCCCTTCGCGGACCGTCACCATGTCGGTCTTGGACAGGGCGTCCAGCGTCAGCCGCAGTTGTTCAGCCTTGGCGTCGTGGTCGTGGATTTCCCCGTCTTCCATGTCGGCGGAAAGTCGTTCGACCGTGGCAAGTTGCCGTTGGAATGTGTCGATCTGCGCGTCCACGTCCGGGGGGTACGCCATGATGCGCTGCCAGCCCAATTTGACGTAACCCACGCCCGTCGTCAGCCCGCGCCGAACGACGTTTTTCATTTGGACCTTGAACGGGACCGGCTGTTCGTCAATCTCGTGTTCAAACATCAGTTCCAGCGTCCGCGCCATGGTGGTCAGCCGTTGGTTTTCCGCCATGGTTTTCAGCGCGTCTTCGACAATCATGCCTGGCGTTGGGTCCGGCATACCCGTCGCCGGGTCCACCGAGGGCATGGACATAGCTTGCATGGCGGCTTGGAGGGTTTGGCTGGACCCGTCCCAAATCTTCGACAAAAGCCGGGGCTTGCGTCGGGAAATGATCTTCGGGTTCTTGCCGTAAATGGACGCCGTGCGTGTTTGAATGTGGCGCAACGTGATGTTGGCGACGTAGCGTTTGTCGGTGTCGTCCAAGAAGTTTTCGTCACCCGGCAGTCCAACGCCGTCTTGCCACTGGCGTCCGGCGACGAAAGCCATGTCCCGGCGCATCTGCGTGAAGGCTTTGTCCGTCCAGAATTTACGGGCGCTTGTGACTTGGCTGGACCACTCTTTGACAAGGGCCGCGCGGTCTTCTTTGGGGGATGGGGTGCCGCGCTTGATGTTGGACGCGGGGTCCATCACTTCGTCTTGGGTGCCGTCCACGATCAGGTTTTGGTCGTCCATGGGGTATCCTCTCACCAACCGGAAGTGTTCTGCGCACGGCGCGCGGCGGCTTCTTGTTGTCTAATTTGCTCAAACATTGCCCGGAAAGTTCCCGTCCGGGGGGCGGATTTGGCCGACGTGGGGCCTGCGGAAAGTTGGTGCGCAAGGCCCAAGCCGATGTATGCCAGCGCGTCCACAAAGTCGTCGTGGGTCGCGTTGGGGAATTTCAGGAGTTGGTCGCGGGCGTTCGGCCACCACGTCGCAAAGGATGGGAAGAAAACCTTCCCCATTGCCATGCGGCCCTGAATGGACTGCGCGCGCGTTTGCTTGTCGGCGGTCGGCGTCACTTCGATAATGGCGGCGTAGACCTTTTCTTCCTGCATCCGCTTGCGAAGGAAGGGGCCGATGGACTTGGAAATGTGGCCGCGTTCGGCCCACCAGTAGATCGGTTTGTGGACCCGCATCAGGTTCAGCATGGCTTCGGTTACAACGTCGGACGTGGCTTGCTGCCACCATACGTCCGGCAGAATGTAGATGTTGTCGTTCTCGTCCACGCCCACCGGGACCAGCGCCGTCTTGTCGCGGGCTTGGTGCGTGGACACGGCGTGGTCGGACGCGATGTAAATGCGAAGGTTCTTCGGCAGTTCGTCGGGCCGATAGGTTTGCAGCCATTCGGCCAGAAAGAAACTCCCGGCCCCGGCGCTTGGCCGTCCTTGGTAGAGGGCTTGGAAGCCGCGCGGGTCCAGCCGTTGTTGGGCCAGAAGGAACGGGACCGGGAAGCGTTCCGGCCATAGGGCTTCGCCGGGCTTGCGCCCGAGGGGGTCAGGGGTGCCGTCGTCAAAGGCTAGCGCGGGCAGGTCGATCACGTCCCAAAGTTTGGCTTCTTCGGGATCGTAAAACGGGTTCATGGGGTCCGTTAGGCGGCCCACCAAATCGTCTTCATGCCAACGGGTCTGGATCAAAATGACCCACGCTTCGCTGGTCATTTGCCGGGTCATGATAACCTGCGTGAACCACGACCACAGTTGGTCCCGGATCAGTTTGCTATCCGCTTCCTTACGGTCTTTTATAGGGTCGTCTAGGATGATGCCGTGGCCTCCACGGCCTGTAATCGTACCCCCGCGCCCTACAAACGAAAGCTGCCCGCCGCGCGTGGTTTCCAACCGTTGCGCCGCTTCCGAACCATCTTTGAGTTTGTGCAGGGGGAAGGTCAGGTGGTGTTCGGCGGATTGGATTTTGTCGCGGACTGCGCGGCCAACGTCGGCGGCAAAAGTCTCGTTGTATGTGCCAAAGATAAGCGACAATTCGGGAAACTTCGCTGAAAACCATGCCATGAAGTCCTTTGATGCGATCTGGGTTTTACCGTGGCGAGGGCCAAGGTTGAGGATCACGCGGCGGCTGCGCCCGTCCACAAGGTCTTGGAGTTTTCGGGCGATCAACTCGTGGTGGCGGCCCGTCTGGTAGCGGGTCTTGGGGTTTGGGGAAGGGTCGGAGTGGTCCGGCATGGTTATGCGGGAGTATTCCAAAATCGAATTTGCAGCCGCCTTCGCAGCCAAAAGCCTGCGGATCACGTCCGCGCGGCGCTGGTCTTGGGGTGCAAGGATTTTGGTTTGGGTGTTCATTTTGGCGTCCGCCCGGACAGGGCCTCCACTTTGTCGCCGCAGACCAGGAGTTCGGCCCGGTCGCGGCCCCAAAACACTTCAATGTCTTGGTCTGTAATCTGGCGCTCTGGGATCAGGACCGGGCGTTCGCAGGGCGGTGCGTCAGCGAATTTTGTTGAGCCGCCGCAAGCGGTTAGCAGGAAGACAACTAGGGTGGCTAGGGGGTTCCGCACGGGCCAAATCCTCATTCTCTTTTGCCAGCCGGTCCCGCTGCGCTTGGAGGACTTGCCGGGCCATGTCTAATTTGCGCGCCGCTTCCGCCGCGTCCAGCGCGGCTTGGGTGCTTTGTCTGCTTTCATATACTGTTCCAGAGACAAAACCAACACAAAGCGCAAAGGCCAGCGCGAGGGGGGCGAGGTAGGTCATTTGAGGGAGGCCAAACACAGGGCGCGCTCCTTGCCCCGGCGGTTGGACAGGCCCCGGACGACGTAGCCGGACGCGCGGTTCCATCGCGGAAGTTGGTCGCAAGCCGCCTTGAGGTTGCCTTGGTTGGCGAGGCGGACCAGCGTGGACTTGCAGGCTGCGCCGGGGCCGACGTTGTAAACCCAAGAGGTCAGCGCGACGCGGACGCCAAGGGGTTGGTCGGGGAGTTTAGGGAAACACCGCGCAAGTTTGTCGTGAAAGTCTTGGACGGCGACGGCCAACATGGCGTCGCATTCCGGTTTGGTGTAGGTATCCGTGAGGGTGACGCCGCGTGTTTCGCCGTAGCAGACCGTGGGCAGGTTGTTCGCCAGCGCGTCCGGGTAGGCTTGGGTCCGCAGCCCTTCATGGGGGGCGACAAAAACTGCCGCCGCCAGCGCGAACGCGGACGCGGTGCCGAACGTGGCGCGACGAAAACCTATCATTTGGGTTGACCCTTTTTGGTGAAAACAAACCGCCAGATTTGCAGAAGCAACCATACGACGGACAGGATTGGGATGAACGTGGCCGATACCTGGCTTACCGTATCCAGCATCGGCAACCAGACCGGGGACACGACGCCCCCGAGGGCGACGACGTTGGTGGCTTTGACCAGGATGGCTTCGGGTTCGGTCATGTTGCACCTTTATTTTTATACGCCGTCCAGCCGAAAAACCGCACCGCCAGCCAGAACCCCCACGCAAGCAGGCTGCACCCTAGCATCCGCCAGACAGGCCCGGCTTGCGACCCGTCCGTCAGCATCGCGGCCAGAAACAAGCGGTCGCACTCCGAACGCGCGGGGCGGCCTGCCTGATAGCCTTCGTCGTGCCGGTCCCAAGACGCGGTATCGAAGAACAACGCCGACAGGCGCGTCAGCGCCCGCCGCGTAAACTTTGGAAACCATTTGGGTCCGACGCCGTTTGTCACGCTGTCACCTTGGCCGCGTCGATGAATAGGGCGTCCATTTCTTCGGGGCCGTAGCCCAACACCCACCCTATGAACTGCATGTTTTCGCTTAGGCGCTCCCAATTTTCGGCGCTGTCGATGATGATTTTCTGCGCCCACGAAGCGGGGGGCAGATCGGGGTTTGTGCCGTCGCGGAAGGCCAGCACGGCGGCCCACCGTGCTTCGCCCAAGGTAAGGATGCCTTGCAGGGGTGTTATGTCCATTGTCGCGCGCAATTGCGCAGCGGTCGGCCCCGGTGGCACGGTCAATTCCATGCCGCCAGCAATCGCCTTTTGCACCCGCTGGTAATCCTCATTTTCCGGGTCATTCGGCACGGCCATGACCTGCCCACCGATTGTGACTTTATAACC